TCTCATATGCTCCTTGGAAGTCTACAGTTGATGTTTCTTGGGTATCCCCATCTGTGTCATCTACTTTGACTTCTGTATCAAGAGACGCTGGCTCAGTACTTTTAGCTGAAGGTTCCTGCTCCGTTTGAGTATCCTCAAATGGTTGGCTATCTGCATCATCTAACGGTTCCGGCTCAGGTTGCTCCTGGGCGTTATCTTGAGTCTCAATCACTTGAGTCTCTACATCAGCTTCAGAAGTTTGCTCTTCTGTCACTTCAGTGTCTAGTTCAGCAGTTTCTACTGCTGGTGTTTCTTCGAAGTCTCCGAAGTCTTTTTTCAAGAAATCTTCGTCTGACATTCCTAATGCGTCATTGTTTGTAGTCATTATACTAAACCCTCCTGAAGGATACTAGCTTTTGTATCTTCGTCTTCTGCTAGAGCTTGCTCTGCTTGAGTGCCTCTAGAGATTACGCTATCTAAGAACTTAGCAAGTGACCCCACACCATAAATCATTTTATCAACCAGTAGCTGCTGTTCTACATTAAGGTTAGAGCTTTTAGCCATAACTAACCTAGCAGCCTCTTCTTTGAAGTAGTACTCTGTAATCACCTTTTTAAAATCGCGATTATTTTGTAGTTTCAGCATACTGTTTTTCACACTGATAAAGTGTTTAGCCTCATCCATACTAAATTCTAAGCTGTCTAACTGTTCCTCTTGTGTCATGTTATTACCCTCATATTGTTAAAGTCCCGGATAGTTAGTATTAGCTCCCTGCATCATACTATCTATCGCCTTACTGTCTAAATTTGATAATCTATCAAACTCTTTCTTTTGCATCTCTTGACCATGAGCTAACTTCATCTGCTCTTCTTTGTTTGCATCAGGCACACCTGATTCTTTATTAACAAAGTCTAGGTCATTCAAGTCAGAGGTGCTATGTAGTCCTCTAGCTTTAGCTTGTTCTGTCTGTGTCTTAGCTTGCTTCAGACCTACATCAACCTGGTTCTCTTGTGCCTTAGCTTGCTCATTAGCAATCTGTGCTTGTAACAGCTGCATTTCAAGTTCCTTCATCTGTTGAGCCATAGGGTCAGGTTGTGGCTTGTATTCTTGAATACGCTTAGACAACTCAGGCATTTTACGTAACTTAGCAATATCTGCTAGTACCATCTGTGACATCTCTGGAGGCATGTTGTTACCCATAGTCTGAAGCATGAATGATAACTCCTGAGCTTTCTCAGTGTCAGCTTCTGCTGTAGATATGTTTAGTTTAATGTCATACATACCACCTAAGTCTTCACGGTTGATAGCTACAAACTCTTCATTAGTTACTCTGATGATTTCTTCATCACCTAAGAACTCAGCGTTCATAGATATAATCTTACGCCCCATCTGGTTAATACCATTAGCTAGACGTCTAAGGATACCTAACTCACGTTTAGATGTAGCATCTAGTGCTGACCTAATACCTGTAGCAGTTGTACCTAATGCTTGTCCTGTGATACCTGAACTAAATGCTTTAACTCCTGTAAGTGACTCAGCTTCGTTATTTTGTAACGTAAGCATATTTAGTGCACTACCAGGAATCTCTGGGTAAGTCTCCATATGGAAAGCTTGTCTAGGGTCTACGTTAGAGTTGAACTTAAAGTCTTCACCACGTTCAAACTTACGGTAGTTAGAAACGTCTAATGCATCCTTACGTGTACCCATCTGTCCGTTAGCACTACGACCGATAACATCAATCATACCTCTAGTTACAGCACCGATAATCTTCTGGTTGTCTTCAATCAGTAACCCATCAGGTTCACCATACACAGCCTTACGCTTAGGTAAGTACTGTACGATTACAAATGGTAACTTCTTGTCAGGGAACGGATTCTCTTCTAATCTAATCAGAGTGTCACCTACCCAGGTAGCTACGAAAGGTTCTACTTCACCTGTACCGTTGATATCCCAGAATCCCCAGTATTCATATCCTACAATCTTCTTACGTGGTTTGTCTTTGAAAGTAAAGCTAGAGTCATCATCAACAGAGTGATCTGGAGTTGACAGCACACTACCACTATCTAAGCTGACTGCGTCTAGGTTCTTATATCTACCATCTTTCTTTAGCTGAGACATTGATGTCTCAAAGCTATAGATTATAAACTCAGCGGTATCTATGTCACCTTCACATGTAGGGTCAACTATTACGTTTGCGTAGTTACACACTTCAATAGTAGGCTGGTTCTTAATAACCTTAACTTGTTCCTCAGTATGAGACCCGACCTGTACAGGCATAACTGCTGTACCACCTTGCATAGACATTTCATGTGCTTGTTGCATCTCTGGTGGGATTTCTTGTTGAAATCTCTCAGGGTCTTCTTGCATCATTGCATGTAACTGTTGGTGTACTTGGTTTGCTTCTTGTGTAGGTTGGAAATCAAAGTCAGGTACTTCAACTTCAACAGTCTCCTCTTTGTAGTCCCAACCTAACTTAATAATAGATGTACCTTCATCCACACATGTACGTACGTATTCATCGATAAACTTAGTCTTATCAATCTTGCAGTTAATTTGGTAGTTAAGTACTTGACCATTCTGCTCAGCAGCCTTCTTATCTTCGAAGGTAGCCGGTGCTGTATTGAACAAGTCATCGGTAGATAGGAAAGGTTCACTTAATGCAGCGTAACGCCACTCAGCTTGCTTACGAATAAGTTTAGGAACAATCTTAGAACGACCAGGTTTAGTGCTAAGCTTCTGTTTGCCGTTTAGAGCGTCTAACCAGTTCTCGACATCGATGATATGATCTGAATGAGCAGACTGTGCTTCTGTTAAGTCTTGCTTCAGGTCTTCAATTTTAGGTGGGTTTTCCCAATCAACTAAAGTGTCTAGTTCAGTCGCATCAATATCTAAATCTGATATATTATTCTTCATAGTGCGTATCCTATCATATTCTGGGGGTACAAAGGCTTTTTCGTGATTTTATCATAATTTTTAACCTGCTTATAGTCTATGTAATTCTTGTACATTACAGTGTTCCCAAGGGGAACCTTGTACTGTGTCTACAAAATACCCATTATGAGTAATATAATTGTAATCGGCGATATAGTAAACGACACCATCAATATATATCCTATCTGCTTCCTTTGGTTTAACCTCAAGTACAGCGGATGGGTTATTTTTCATCGTCATAAGTTTGTTAACTTTACCTACAGGACTGTCTGTTGCTTCGTGATGTATTAATAAAGTGTCATCTAATTCAGGTATATACATTTCAGCAACTGGACGTAACCCATCATCATTTACTGTAGTGTACCCCTTGTAAATGTACGCCTCTTTGTTGGAATTAAATCTAATAGATAATAATGTAGACCCCTGGTATATTGGTACTTTCGATGTACTGAAAGGTTTAGGTAGGTTATAGTGCGTGGCTATCACCTCCATGTTCTCAGGGTTTTCAAAATAGAACTCCACATCACCGTTGGATTCAATGCCAACGGTATTTATATGACCTAATATGGAAGTATCATAATTCTGGAGGTACCAATTAAAACCTGGGTGGTTCAAGTAAGCCTCTAAATACACTTTCCCAGGCTTACCAAGATACTTATGCCCCTCATGCTTATAAACAGTGTAACCAATATCTGTTATTAATAAGGTCTCCTTGTATAGCACCGAACCTTCATTAGTAAATATTCTACTATACATAATTAGTTGCATCCGCTATGATCACAGAATTACTCACTCTGTTGATAGTTTTCTGTGAAAAAGGTATACCAAAAGAGCCTTCGGTATTACATTCACTATTCCAAGGAGCCCAGGAAGATTTGTCAGCATACAAGTACCAGAATTCTTTCACGCTACACCAACCAGCTTGTAAGTTAGTGGATGTTAGTTTATACGCTTGTCGATAAAACACACCTAGGTTTGCAGTAGCATTGTGGTGTTCATCTGCTTTAGCCCAGTTACTACAACCATCACAGTGATAGTGGTTACCATTACGTCTCCAAGCTGATTGTGCTATTGAAGGGGCAGCAAACATATAATTTGAATTATGGTTAGTACTGGCGTATGTGTAATCTGTGTGTGTGTCATCAGAAGTGAAATCCCATTCCATAACCGTCCTATAACTAGACTCACTACACCCGTGCCATCCTAGCTCTATATTCCCTAGTGAGGTAGCTCCACCATCCATAGGTACACTAGGAGGGATTGCACTTATCACATCAAGCATAGCTAATGGCTTTTCTCTGCTGTCAAATGTGCGTTCACCGAGCTCATTCCTTACGAGTAACCCAAAGGTTTCCGCTGAGGAGCCATTACCACTTAAGGCAGCAAAAGCGTGGAGAGTTGGCGGCTCATCCACAGTACCACTCCCTATAACATCATACGTCCAACTGGACCCTGAATGAAAATGGGTCAATACAGCGTAGAATTTATTTACATTAGCGGGTCTGATGAAAATTAATGGTGTGGCATCACTGGTTATTGTGTACCTATACACTCGACTACCTGAATATTTATCATATCTCAGCTGTACGCCGGTATATGTTGGTGACCCAATATAATGGAGTGATTTGATATCACTAGATATTAGCAGATCTCCATTGTCACTACTTGTGTGTATCCCAAAAGCCATACCTGTTATTTACCTAAAATTAAAATGTGTGTGGTTTGACTCTGATTAGACGTGCCTACAGAAGTCGCAGTCACTACCCCAGTAGTTGAATTAGAACTGACTGTGTGTGAGTATGCTTCTTGATTTGTTGGAATATCATTGACCATGAATTTCTGTATATATATTGTATTTATTAAGTCTATGTGTGGGATAGTAAATGAGGCATTACTACCAGCTGACGCCGTGAATGCTCCTAAATACATACCCCCAATTACAGAGGTGTCATAAAAAGGGGTCCCTGCTGCATTATTAAGTTTAAACCCAAAAGCCATTAGCTTATCCTCCCTAAGACAACCCTGAGCACTGTCCCATTATATACCTTGATGGTATCGTCTTCCAACACCAAACGGCTACCAGAAGCAGCTGATTCAATAATCACCGTACCATCTTGCTTAACTCTAAAAGGAGCTGAAGCAGGAGTAGCATGACCAGCATAAATGCGATAATCATCCCAAACAGCACCCGCTGCAATACAAGCGGCTTCAGTTGTTGAAACGCCA